TATTTCTTCAAGGTGGGCGACGTTGAGTGCGAGATAATGTTCAGGGCGCTGGACGATGCGGACGACGTGGCCAACCTCAATTCGTTGGAGCTGACCTTCGCGTGGTTCAACGAGTGCCGGGACATCCACCCTGACATCATCGACGCCATGTCCAAGCGGATTGGGCGCTACCCCTCCAAGCGAGATACTGGCCCGTCGTGGTTCGGGATGTGGGGGGATACCAACCCACCGACCATGGACACATGGTGGTATTATCAGATGGAGGGGCTGGACCCTAAGGACGGAGTATCGGCCAATGACAATGGATGGGAAGTCTTCAAGCAGCCCTCGGGTCGCAGCCCTACGGCCGAAAACATCGAAAATCTCCCTGAGGGGTACTACAGCATCCAAGGCCGGAGCGAGGAGTATGTCAGGGTCTACGTCGATGGTGAGTACGGGCTTAGCTCAGCTGGGCAGCCTGTCTACCAATATTTTCGCCCTGACTATCATATGGCCCCTGTCACTCTTGATTTTATTAATAATGGTATCAGGCCTGTCATTGTGGGTATGGATCTCGGGCTCACCCCGGCTGCGGTATTCGGCCAGCTCGATGCGCGCGGTAGAGCGCTTGTCTTTGCCGAAGCGATAAGTTTCGATATGGGCGTGCAGCGCTTCACCCGTACAGTTCTCAAGCCTCTCATCTATGAGAAGTTTGCAGGGGCCCCTATCGTCGTCATAGTTGACCCGGCGGGAACACAACGGGCGCAGACTGATGAGCGAAGCGCGGTCGATATTATCAAGGCCGAGGGGCTCAAGGTGATGCCCGCCCGGACCAATAACCCAACAGCCCGGCTGGCAGCGGTGGACGAGTACCTCATGCGCCACGCGGACGGGGAGAGTGCGTTCCTGCTGGATCCCTCCTGCACAGGGCTTAAAAGCGCGATGATGGGGGGATATCGGTTCCACCCCAAGACGGGTGCCATCGAGAAGAATAAGCACTCCCATGTCGCGGAGGCACTTCAATATCTCATGTTGCATATTTCTTCCATCAGCGATGGGTCGATCATGGCTCAGCGGCGAGACGTCAAGGCCATGTCATCTTTAGGGTGGACTTAACCAAGGAGAGAATTATGCCTAAAGTTACGAGGAATAAGCCGTTCGTACAGGTCACAGTTGTTGATCGTAAGACTGGTAAGAAGAAGCCTTACTCAGCTACAGCAAGTCGGATCAACGTTAGCAACGCAATTATAGACACCGACCGAGGTCCGGCGAAGACTTCTGCTGCTGAGGATAGGCGAGTAGCTAAGCTTCACCGGGCAGATGGCGCTGCTTCCCTCGCCGTGACCCGTAAGGCTATGGCCGCTGTGAAAGACGCTGGGAAGAAAAACAGCAAATTTAAACAGCGTCGCGCTGCTAAGAAAAAACGCTAGATCTGGTACCTCCTGACCCCCGCATGATACCTCTTGACACAACATGAGCTAACATGAGATAACATAGGACGTTGTCACCTCCCTGACTGCTCGCCTCCCCTCCGCCGGTTTCCCCCCGAGGCCTACGCGGAGGGGTCTTTTTATGTGTTGCATGGACCAACATGTTGCAGTAGGCTTGTACTGAGCCACTGAATATAGGGTATGGATCTATGGCAAGAGCTGGTAACCCAAAGGCACCGAGACGGGCGAGAGTTAAACGCGGACCTGATCGCGCGGTACCCAAACGCGGACCTGATCGCGAGGTACCCAAACGCGGACCTGATCGCGCGGTACCCAAACGCGGACCTGATCGCGCGCGTGTTAAGCGTGGGCCCGACCGGGCGAAGCCTAGGAAAAAATAATGGCAAGAGCGGGTTTGAATTTCCTGTCGGTTGTCGGCAACGAGGAACTCGTCGTCCAAGAACAGGAAGCCGCACAGACTGTCAATGAGCAGCAGGCTGCCCCGCTGCTGCAGGGGCTCGCTGGCCATATACGCCATTGCTGGGATGCGGCGAAGTACGCCAAGGAGCCCATCGAGAATTCCATGTTACAGTCGCTGCGTCAGCGCAACGGCGAGTACGAGTCCACCAAGCTTACCGCCATCCAGAATCAGGGTGGGTCCGAAATATTCATGATGATCACCGAGGTGAAGTGCCGCGCCGCTGAGAGCTGGCTGCGGGACATCCTCATGGACTCAGGGTCTCCCCCATGGGATATTCAGCCTTCGCCCGAGCCTACCCTCCCCGCGAAGGAGGACGCAGCTATTAACGAGGCCTTGGGGTCTAAGGTCACGGAGTATATCGAGCAGGTTCAGGTTGCGCCCGATCCGGCGCAGATCGAGGAGCTCAGAGAGCTTATCGCGCAGGAGCGCCGCTTCTTGGTGATGCAGGAGGCTCAGGACCGGGCTGATGGTATGAAGCTGCGGATTGCGGACCAGTTCGCGCAGGGCGGCTTTACCGCGGCGTTCAACGAGTTCCTTACCGATCTGGTGACCTTCCCATCCGCGGTCCTTAAAGGGCCCGTCGTACGCCGCCAGCGACGGCTTGCGTGGTCGAAAGAAGAGGGCGAGACGAAAGCTGTAGTGGAAGAAGTTCTGGCACCCGAGTACGAGCGGGTGGACCCCTTCAAGTTCTACCCGGAGCCCGGGATCAGCCACGCCAACGATGGCTACTGCTTCGAGCACCACCCGTTGACGCGCATGGCGCTCGCCGATCTTATCGGGGTGCCCAGCTACGACGACGCTGCAATCCGTCAGATCCTTGACGACGGAGCCAACTCATATAGTTGGGTCACGCCCTCTCATAAATCTGAGCAGGAGCTGCAGGAGCGTAAGTGGGGCACGGAGATGCGCCCGACCACTATCTACGACGCGCTGGAGTTCTGGGGTCGGGTTAGCGGTAAGATGCTCCTTGAATGGGGGATGTCCCCCGACGAGGTGCAGGACCCGGAGCGGGAGTATGACGCAAACGTCTGGATGGTGGGGCATATCATCATCAAGGCGACGCTCAACTTCGACCCGCTGGGCCAGAAGCCCTACGTGGTGAGTTCCTTCATCAAGACCCCCGGTGCCTTCTGGGGCAAAGGGATACCCGAGATCATCGAGGACGTGCAGAGCGTGTGTAACGCAGCCGCGCGGTCGCTCGTCAATAACATGGGCGTCGCCTCTGGGCCTCAGGTTGAGGTCAACATCGAGCGCATTCCGCCCAACGAAGACATCACTCAGGTGTACCCGTGGAGGATTTGGCAGACCCTCAACGACCCTCTCGGGACCAACGCCCCTGCCATTCGCTTTGACCAGCCTAATGATAATTCAGCTGCGTTAATGGCGGTCTACAACGAGTTCTCCTCGTTGGCTGACAATCATTCTGGTATTCCGTCCTACCTCAGCGGCGACCTCAACGTATCTGGTGCGGGACGCACGTCGTCCGGGCTCAGCATGTTGATGGGCTCCGCGGGCAAATCCATCCGCCAAGTTGTGATGCATATTGATATGGATATTGTCGAGCCTATTGTCACAAAGCAATTTGTGTATAATATGCGGTATGATCCGGATGAGTCGATCAAGGGCGATGCTCACGTTATGCCACGCGGTGCAATCAATTTGGCCGTTAAAGACACGGTTAATACTCGCCGGGTTGAGTTCTTACAGGCCACCGCGAACGAGTTCGACATGGAGATTATCGGTAAGGACGGTCGCGCCGCTATCCTTCGGGAAGTGGCCAAGGGCCTCCAGATGCCGGAAGAAGAAGTCGTCCCGTCACGGGACAAGGCGGCGTTCAATAAGCGCCGGGAACAGTCTGAAGCTCAGGCCTCCATCGAACCTCCTGACGGCGGTAGGACAGGCCCGCAGCCTAAGACACTTGACAATGCTGGGAACCCAGCTGGGGGCCTGAATGAGGTCTCCAACCAGAACACAGGACGTGCGTAATGCTTAAGCCGGAGCCAGAAGTGATCCGAGCTTTCGCGTATACCGCACAGAACGTGCCGGCAGTGAAGCAGTTTATCTCCGAATGGGCGACCATGGAGCTTAAGCGTCTTCCTGTCACCGTGAACAATACCGCAGTTGCACAGGGGCGCTGTCAGGTATTGGGAGAACTTTCTGAGTTCTTCGATAAAGCCCCTACAATGGCAGAACCCTAATGGGTAGCCTTTGTTCACCGCGCACACCGATAGGAGCGTAAGATGTCAGTACCCGAGCAAGTTCAACAGCAGACTGAGGCCGTAAAGAATCTCTATGCGGAGCTCAATGCCCCCGAGGGCGGAGCGCCTGCAGATATGGCCGACAGTGCTGGTGAGGATGCTCAGCCGCAACCCGATGAGGCGGGCGGCGGCGAACCCGAGATGGATTTCGAACAGAAGTGGCGTACCCTTCAGGGCATGTACAACGCCGATGTTCCGCGTTTGACCGCGCAGAACGAGGATTTGTTACAGCGTCTTGGTTCGATGGAGCAGCTGATTGCTTCGATGCAATCAGCACCAGCGGCACCAGCGGATGACCCTGAGCCGACCCCGTCTAGTATCACGGACGCGGATCGCGAGGAGTACGGCGACTCTATCGACATGATGCGTAAAGTCAGTCAAGAAGTTGCAGGTCAATATACTGGCCAGATCGCCAGTATGCAGCAGACGATTGACGAGTTGAGAGGGCAAGTGGTCCCGCGTGTGGACCAGATTGTCACGCAGCAGGCGCAAAGTGCCGACCAGAACTTCTGGGCGGATTTGAACTACGCTGTGCCTGATTGGCAGACGACCAATGATAACCCGGACTTTCAGTCTTGGTTACTGGAGGTCGATCCGCTGTCCGGTATGACACGCCAAACCTTCCTTGACGACGCTCGTCGTAGTCATGACGCCCCGAGGGTGGCAGGGTTCTTCACATCTTGGGCTAATCGGGCGGGTACCCCAGAGCCTCAACCGCAACCTATTCGTGAGGCTGGTCCTTCTGAACTCGAACAGCAGATCGTACCGGGTAGGAGTCAGTCGACTTCCGCACCGGCAGGTGAAGCTACGAAAACTTATACCCCTGACGAACTCGGAGAATTCTACCGGGACGTCGCGCAGGGTAAGTATAAGGGTCAGGAGGAGCTGCGCAATACAATCGAGCGTGACATCTTTGCTGCACAGCAGGATGGGCGCATTGTAAACGCCTGAACAAAGGAGCCATATCATGGCATTCGCTACCTCACCGGGACATCCCGGTTATACTGGCAACTTCATCCCGGAGATCTGGGCTGGAAAGCTGATCGAGAACTTCTATGACGCCACGGTCCTGTCGTACATCGCTAATACCGATTACGAAGGGTCAATTAAGGCACATGGTGACACGGTCAATATCCGCACCACGCCGACGATCACGATCAACGATTATGTCAAGGGCCAGACGCTCACCGTCGAAAACCCTGACAAGGCGAAGCTGCAGTTGCTCATCGACAAGGGCAAATACTTCGCTGCTATCGAAGACGACGTCGACAAGGTGCAGGCCGACATCAATCTGATGAATGCGTGGACTACAGATGCTTCCGAGCAGATGAAGATCACCATCGACACGGATGTGCTGGCCAACTATCTGACCGACATCCCGGCCGCGAACAAGGGCCTCACTGCTGGCGCTGTCTCGGTTGGCATTGACCTTGGGGTCACCGGCACCCCGAACGCACTGACGACCAGCAACGTGCTGACCGAGATCATCAACCACGGTACTGTGCTCGACGAGCAGAATGTCCCGGGTACTGATCGCTGGATGATCATCCCTGCCAAGATGGCTGGCCTGATCAAGCAGTCCGATCTGAAAGATGCGTCCCTCACGGGCGACGGAAATACTCCGTTGCGCAATGGGCGTCTCGGGATGATTGACCGGTTCACGCTCTATGTGAGTCACAATCTTCCGCTGTCAGCGACTGGTCCCGCTGGTGAGTACAGCATCCTCGCTGGTCATAAGAAGGGGCTGACTTTCGCCTCGCAGATGACCAACATGGAAACGCTGCGTGCTGAGTCGACCTTCGGCAACATCGTTCGTGGTCTTCAGGTCTACGGCTACAAGGTTGTGAAGCCTGAAGCCCTGACCGTCGGCATCATCACCATGGCCTAATCGGCCACCGCAAAGGAGAATAAGACATGGTTGCTTATACCGATACCATCGGGTTCAACAAGGGATCAGCGGCAAGCCGCGCTGCTACCAACAATCGAACCTACCTTCAGGAAGTGACGCTCAACTTCCCGGAGATCATTGTCGACCGCGCGGCCGCGAGTCTCACGGCTCTTGCTGCTACCGACTCGCTTGCAGTGCTGCATATC